TGCAATAGCAGCAGTAGTAGAAACTATGAATTGTGCCATTATTTTGCTCCAATTAATTGTGCTAATTGTGCTTGATAACGACGTTGTTCTTTTTGTTTCTGCTCTTTAATGATTTGAAGCACATTAAGTTTTTTCATCACTTATGCCCCTCCTTAACAAACTTAACACCACGATAAGTTTCATTATACTGTTGAGGTTGCTGCATCATTTGCTGTTGATACTCAAGACGCTTTTGAGTATCGTACTCTACGCCACGATATACTACTCTAGACATTAGGTTTTCTCCTTAGTTTTTAAATTAAAGAGCGTTCCTTCAGTCGGCTTTTGCGTCTATTTTGCACTCCTTTTTAGTTATCTGTTTAATTTCCCAAACAATATCATTTCTAATTTGAGCAGTTAGTTTGGGGTGCGTATTTACTCTTGCAACTATAAATTGAGCTTGCAAACAAGTTAATAAGAGTGCTTCCATAGATGAACGATCCGTTCCGAGTCGGCTTACTTCCGTTCCCGTTGGGAATGAACGTAAGGTCATTATAGACCTATTGACTTATATATACAATTAATTTTGTATAATAGGATACTATTTTTTCTTTTTCGTATCTTTTGGGACATATCCATAAACTTTTGGACTTACTCTACCATCAGTCCACTTTATTGATTGTATACTTCCTTTCCCATACTCATCGTAATAAGTATCAAATACTTCAACAAAAGACCCTGCCTGGACTATATCATACTTATCAGAATCTTTAAAAATATAAGAGACAAGATAAGAATTAATTGGAAGACTTTTATCTTTCGCTAATGAAGGATTGCAATCTTTATGAATTATCATCATTATTAATCCTCCTAAAATTCAACTCCTGCCGCCCCATTTAATATCTGGATATGCTTCAGATACAATTTCTTTGGTGATGTTATATTTTTCTTGAAGTCTTTTATCCTTAACCAAACAAAGAATTTCTGCTTCTAATGGATGAATACCTTCAAGAATGTTAATAAAAATATTTTCTCGTTTGATTCCATTCATAGAATCATTGCCACCTTTAATAAAATTATAAAATTTTGTATATTCTTTTTTGATTGTAGAATATTTTTGGTCAACTGCACCGATTGATGCCCCATTTCCCATTTTAGAAACTGCATCTTCAATTCTTTCAGAAATTGTAGATGTCTTCATTGTGTTGTCCCCAAAATAAGGAACATCACCCGGAGGCAAAAGAGAGATTACAGATTCATCAAAATTCCAAATAAAAATTGCTTTAAGAGATGGGTCTTCATACTCTTTAAGAATTTCTACCTTTTTATCTTTTGACCTCTGCTTTGATACCAATTGCAATACTTCAAATGCAAAAGGATTGGGAGGCAATTTTTCTGTTTGAGAAGAAGTATTACTCGTCTTCTTCCTCGTCTTCGTCGCTGATACTGTCATAATCGTTTTCAAATCTTACTGCTAAAATTTCATCGGGGATAATATTGCCGTTATCATCAAACATTTCTGGATGAACGTAAACTTGTCTAACTTGATTTTCAAATAAATGTGTTCTAGTTAACCAACCAACTATACCACCAACAATTAAAAATAAAAAACTTAAAAGTGAAAAAATGGCAATTTCTGATGCTAACATTTTCCTTCTCCGAGAGACTTACTTATTCTTCACACTAAGTTCAATTTTTATTTCGAAGTCTCTTTTTAGGAAAGAAAATAACTTAGAAAAATTGAACTTTTCTACATCCAGTTTTGGCTGGCTTTTTTCTTTCCTCCTACGAAGCATTAATTCACCACCACGATCTATACCGTGATTTCCAAAATTATTTATGGTCATTATCAAATCATTCGTTTCTCCATAAGATATTTAACAGTATCGGTGCATCCTCCGATATGTTCCTCATCCAAAACGACTTGTGGGAATGTAGATCCTTGCCCGAATTTACCATAAAATTCTTCTCGGGTAAAGTCAACATTAAGTTCATTTAAAGTAACTTCATATCCTTTTTTAGATTTCAACTCGCCCAAAATACTTTTTACTTTTTCACAATAAGGGCAACCAGATTTAGAATAAACTACGAAATTCATAAAAACCTCTAATAAAATTAATTATTTAAACCAAGAGCAATTTATGTTGCATTATTTCTTCTTGGTTTATATGTATACAATTTCTTTTTTTGTGAAAATTGAGTCCACTCAATAATAGCATTTTTTCTATCACTAGTAAAGAACTCTTGCTTAGAAAACCAATCTTCCCAATCTTGATGGGATTTTGATTTATTGCAGTTTTCGCAAGAACAAATTACATTTGATATGAAATCATTACCACCTCTAGATTGAGGAATAACATGGTCTATCGTTAAATTTTCCTCAGAACCACAATATGCACATTTATTTTCCCATTTTTCTTTTATTTTTTTCTTCCATATTCGCCTTGCTTCACCAGGACTAGTAGTGTAAAGATTAAAAAGATACTCCTGAGGCGAATGTAGAATATCCATAAGTTAATGCGGATTATACTTATTTATTTTCTTTTACTATCTAGTATTCGTTCATGGTTTGATAATTTTTCACTGTTGTATGGTAATTTAGGTGCCATGTAAAGTTGAGGCCAGGTATCACGAATAATCTCTGCTAACTTATATGGAGTTTCTGAATTAATCACTTTCTATCTCTCGCAAATAATCAACCCACCATTGAGGATCTTTTTTAAGTTTCCAATTTGGAACTTCCAATCCCCTTTCAAAATACCATTCCCAAATTGATTGGTCAATAATTTCTTTGGTTTCAATAATTCTCTTTTTCTTCATCAATATCTCCATATGCATCTTCCACATATGGTCCGTGTTCTCGTTTGGAGTCCTCTCTAACATAACTTGCTTCAGATACGCTTGATGTTAACCAAAGTGATAACTTCATAACTATGTAGATAACTGCAAGAGGAAGAAAACATAAAGAAAGAACTAATGCATGGTTCATCTTACGTGATGCCCCCCAAACATGTATCTCATACCATTCAGAATCTTGGCTGCGAAAGTGCCCAGATTGCGTGAATTGAATCTTTCATAAAGCGCAGAGGTAATGACAGGAGCGGGTACACCAAGATCCACAGCGGCAGAAACAGTCCAACGACCCTCACCACTGTCGGATACCCCTCCAGAGAACTGTTTAAGTTGACCATCATTCCGTAAAACATCAGCGGTAAGGTCAAGTAACCAACTACCAACAACACTACCCCTACGCCACAACTCAGCCACCTCAGCAACGTCAATATCATAACAATAAGATTCTGGGTCTGCCATTGGAGCGACTTCAGCATCTCCTTCTTTGACATACTTTGAACCTGCGTTTGCATTTTTGATAATGTTAAATCCTTCTGCGTATGCCTGCATAATACCATATTCGATGCCATTATGCACCATCTTCACAAAATGACCAGATCCTGGACCACCACAATGCAACCAACCATATTCTGCAGAGGTTATAGGTGAGTCAAACTGAGTCCTCGGGGCAGCGTTGATTCCTGGAGCGAGGGCATCAAAAATGCGCGAACAAGTGGCGACCGCAGTATTTCCGCCGCCAACCATAAGACAGTATCCACGATCCAAACCATAAACACCGCCGCTAGTACCACAATCAATATATTGGATACCAAGTTTTGCCAAACGTTCTGCTCTTTTCCGACTGTCTTTAAAATTGCTATTGCCATGATCAATAATAATATCTCCTTCACCACAATATCGTAGTAACTCATTGATTGTCTCCTCTACAGTTTCAGCGGGAACAACCATCTGGAAAATTCCTGGTTGTGGTCTGCCATTTTTATTTTGTTTAACTACTTTAACAAGATTTTCAATAGTAGTTGCAATTCCATCCACATATCCCTTTTCAAATGCTTCATTTGCTTTTGCATAATTTCTCCGATAACCCCATACTTCAATGCCTGCTTTCATCATGCGGCGAGACATACCTTCGCCCATCCTTCCAAGACCTATTAATCCTACTTTCATTTAACCCTCCCAAGATTCGTACTGCTGCCTAAAGTAAATATCAACTTTTCTTAAATCATCAAGATGAATGTCACAAGTATAATTATGTTCATCACACCATTCTAATGCAAATGCATGAAACCTTTCTTCACTTTTCACCTTATTTACACCATAGGTTCTAGCAAAAGAAGACATAACAAAATTCCAACATTGATGCTCTTTTTTCATGACCTTTTTGGAAGGTAGTTTATATCTTTAAGTAACTCTTCAAGAATCTCTCCATATTCTTTAAACCTTCTATCACCTGCAATAAAACATCTTTGTCTCATCCAAATTGCATCAGCCACCAATTTTAGTTGGTCTTCCGTGAAAGTAAATTCTTTCATTTGTTTTCTCCATTTTCATTTTGTTTTTGTTTTAATACCTCTTCCCAATCTCTCTGGAAAAGTTCCAGACCTTTATCGGTCATAATATTCTTATACATTGCCCAAAATACAATTGGTGGAATGGTAACAACATCGGCACCATTCAATGCAGCCTGTTCAACTTGTCTAACATCACGAAGAGATGCTGCAAGAATTTTTGTTGATGTTCCAGAATAATCAAATGCCTTACGAATATTTTTAATCAATTCAATTCCATCAATTGAATTATCCAACCAGCGACCTACAAATGGTGAGATAAATGTTGCTCCTGCTTTTGAAGCAAGAATTGCCTGAGCAACTGAGAACACTAATGTTACGTTAGTTTTAATTCCAACATTAGAAAGAAACTTGCACGCCTTTAATCCTTCAACCGTACAAGGAACTTTAATCGTAACATTTGGATTAATTGTATAATAACATTTTGCCTGTGAAAGCATTTCATCTGCGGTTTCTGCCACCACTTCCGCAGAAATGCTTTCTAACTCTGAAAATATTGTTGCAATTTCTTGAATAACTTCTTGAAGTTGTCTGCCACTTTTGAGAATTAATGATGGATTTGTAGTGACACCATCTAATAATCCCGTGTCGTATGCTGGACCAATTAATGAAACATCTGCAGTATCTAAAAAGATCTTCATAAAAAAAGAAAGAACTCCTTAGTAATTATAATGAATTTCAAGTCAATTGCTTATGATTGTTATGAATTGAAAATATTAGAAAAATTATTTTAATAGTCCTTTTAATAAATGAGTCGCCTCAGAAAATCTATCAACATAGTGAATCAATTTCATTTCTTCATTATTGAGAAAACCATTATCTAGCATCTCATCTTCAATCCAGTTCTTTAAAGTTCTCCACATTCTTCCGACACAAATAATTGGTTTTCTATCAATGTGATTTACCTGAACTAATTGATAAATCATTGCCATCTCAAGAAGAGTTCCAATACCACCAGGGGTGACAATAAAAGCATCACACTCAGAGAAAGTTTTTAGTCTTGAGTAAAATGTTTGATGCTTTTCATATTCTTGCACATAAGGATTAACACCTTCCTCAAATGGAAGATATATTGCTTCTGCGACTGAACAAAGGGAATTCTCTGAACAAGCACTCATTGCCCCCTTGTTTGCTGCTTCCATAGTTCCTGGACCACCACCAGTAACAACAACCCAACCTTCTAGTGCTATATTTCTACCTAGTTTTTCCACAGCACTATAGAGTCCAGAATCTATACTAGTTCGTGCTGATCCGAATATTGCTATTTTTTTCATAAGTCTTGCATAATGGACATTATAAACATAAAGATTCCAAAAAGTTGAAAAAGAAAGAGAATGAGAAGCATAATAAAAGGAGTTCAAAGAACTCCTTTTATTTATTTTAGAGTGCGTTTCCTCGTGGCAAAACTTCCTCTGGGAATACAAAGTTTTCATGCGGTTGATCTACTGGTGCCATCCAAGCACGAAGACCTTCATTTAGTAGAATGTTTTTCGTGTAGAATGTTTCAAACTCTGGATCCTCTGCTGCACGGATTTCCTGCGATACGAAATCATATGCTCGTAGGTTAAGAGCAAGACCAATAATACCAATACTACTAGTCCAGAGACCCATGACGGGAACAAAGAGCATAAAGAAGTGAAGCCAACGCTTATTACTAAAAGCAATTCCAAAGATTTGCGACCAGTAACGGTTAGCAGTAACCATTGAATAGGTCTCTTCTTCTTGAGTTGGTTCAAAACCTTTGAAAGTGTTTGCTTGGTCCCCATCTTCATAAAGCGTATTTTCTACTGTTGCTCCGTGAATTGCACAGAGCAGTGCTCCTCCCAGTATACCAGCAACTCCCATCATATGGAAGGGGTTGAGAGTCCAGTTGTGGAAACCCTGAAGGAACAGCAGGAACCTGAAGATTGCTGCGACACCAAAAGAGGGAGCAAAGAACCAACTGGACTGACCCAGAGGATACATCAGGAACACGCTGACGAACACAGCGATAGGACCAGAGAATGCGATTGCGTTGTAGGGTCTGATGCCCACCAAGCGGGCGATCTCAAACTGGCGAAGCATGAATCCAATCAGAGCGAAAGATCCGTGGAGCGCCACAAAAGTCCAGAGTCCCCCAAGTTGGCACCACCTGATGAAATCCCCCTGAGACTCAGGACCCCAAAGTAGAAGAAGAGAATGACCCATAGAATCTGCAGGCGTTGACACAGCTGCCGTAAGGAAATTAGCGCC